CTTTGTGTCCATTCATCCTTCCACATCTTGCGACGTTCTTCGGCTGACACGAATTGCTGTTCTGGTGCCTCTCGACTTTGGTCAAGACTCGCGCGGCTTTCGCGTCCACCAGCAGACAATGATTTTTTTAAACGAGAATCCATTTTTAGCTCCTAAGTTGTTTAGCTTCAAGCGCATAACGACGAATCATTTTTGCGCGTTTATCAGGGTCATCCCACATTCCAGCATCTTTCATTGCGCTGACCTGTTCGCGTGTTAACGCAAACTGATTTTTGCCAATCGCACTACTCGACGCACTTTCGCGGCCTGACCCAGTCACAAAGTTTCTTGGGCGCTTTTGAGATGGTCTCTCGTCTGCCTCTCCAGTATACCTGTGAGGTAGATACTTTTGCAAGCGGTTGTCAAGCTCATCCCAATACTGAGGAGTTTTGGGGTTCCAACCCTCTTCAGCCATTGCTTGATCAATCGTTAATGCAACTCTTGAATCAGGATCGCGACCATTGGGGTCATACCACTGGTTGTTCTCCATCCAACTTGATGCATGGCGTTGCAATTCAGGATCAGGAGCTTGAATAGTCCGCTGGCGGGGCTGGGCAGTCGCTTTTTTCTTGACTGCATCCAATGCCTCAAATTGGCGGCGGGCTTCAAACCACATTTCCTGTGCAGAAGTAAGCAATTCACCGTTGCCAGTGCTAGTTGCCTCTGAAATCTTCTGTTTTGCAAACAAAATACGGTTGTGCTGGTCTTCCATCGCTTTATTTAGGCGAGCAAGGTCACTTCCATGCGACTTTTTCTCCAAAACCGACAATCTTTCGAGCAATTCTTGGTTTTGTCGACCCAAAAATTCTAATTTATGGTCTTTTTCGGTTGAAACAGCCTTGTGATACTCCTTACGCTTGAGTCTTTTAAGGCGTTTCTGCTCTCTCAGGGCTTCAGCGTCAGCATCAAGCTCACCACCATTAGCCATTTCGGCTTGTCTGGCGGCGTTATCGGCCTCTTCGGAGTCCTCTTCTTGATTTACATCAGGCGAAGGGATGCTTGCGGGTAATTCAATCGTCGCGGAGCCGTCTTTCTCCTCTTGAATGACGATGACTTCTTGTTCTGTATCGGTACTCATATGAAAGCCTTCATTGCAAGGGGGTCACCAGTAAGTTTGGCGATGATTTCATGGTCGTTTAACACCATGAACAAGGCTGGGTCTTCCTCTGAAGACTCGTTAGGGACTGGAACCTCCCAACGGTCTCCGCCCCACTTAGGGACTCGGAGGTAATCACCAACTTCACACCACGAACCTTCGGGCCACGGCTCCATCGTGTCGCGTTTTTTGAACGCCAACGGGCCGATCTCGATGACTTTCGCCACCATGTTTTGCCACTTCTCGGTTTCTTTGGTCTCAGAGACCAACAAAATCCCCATGCTAGTTACCGTTTTCTTTGTTCGACGCAATTGAACTAAAACTCTTGCGCCAAGGGGCTTCGCACCGGGGTCTACAGCAGGAAAGGCTTCCCGCAAATCGGCTGAATCACCAGCCACCGTGCTATCTGTCATCGTCTTCTTCCTTTAAAAGGTTATCAAGAATGACAAGGGCTTCTTCAAGACCTGCGATATGTCCGACCAGTCGCTGATACGCAGGGTAGTCGGAGGCATTACCCACCGCCAAACTCTGCGTAATAGCTTCTTTACGCGCTTTTACAGCGCCGATGAAGTCGGACGTATATCTCATGCGTTTTTCTTGTCAACGCCCTTGTTTTGGGAGAAATTCCCGTGGTCGCTGTTAGCCAAAGGCATTGTCGCTGTCTGCTTCTCTTTCATTTGTTGACCATCAAGCCAAGCACCAGACGCGATGCGGGCGCGTTGGCTGACTTGTTCGCTTTGATATTCTTTGATTTCGTTACTATTTGTAGCCATTTCAATCTCCTAAGTTACGTTGGGTTTCTTGGTTAAGTTTCACAGCAGTTTTCTCCTGCTCCTGCCGTAGTTTGACCTCGTCCACGGTCAACTCTGCGGTCTTGATACGCTCGGTAGTCAAGTTGTTTTCGGCGTTCATAGCCACCTTGATCTGCTCCGCCGCTTGTTTTGCTTGCATCTCGGCTTGGAACTTCTGGGTGTCGAAGGCAAGTCGTGCTTGATCCTCTGCGGCGCGACGTTGGGTCTCTGCCATAGAAGCCTGCAACACGGCCTGCGCTTCGCCATCCATTGGAGGAGGTGGCGGCTTGAACTGTTGCATCATCTGGCCCAACTGATCGAGCGCAGGCATCAGCCCAGCAAACACCTCTTGCGAGTCGAGCTTCATGTGACCAGAGGCCAACGAGATAGCGTTGTCAATCTCTTTGACCAACTTGCTGTCCTCGTACTTGCCAAAGTCCACATCGCCATTGCCTTGGACGTACTTGCTCATGTTCTGCGTGTACCACAACAGCATATGTTGCTTGATGTGTTCCAGCGCATTTGGAATGAACTTGGGCGCGATCAGTTTGTTTGATCCCAAAGTGGGATCGAGGCCAAAGTTCATGTGAGTTTGAATGTGGGCCAAGTGATCCTGTCGCGGGTAAGCGAAGGCTGGTCGGCCCAATGCCATTGCAGAGTTCTCGTCAGCGGCATTCATCTCCACTGGCTTGCTGGCATTTGGTATCAACTCGTTGACGTTTGGAACCTTCAATTGCTTGAGCATACGGTTCACGACGGCGCGTTGGTCAAAGAGTGCAGGAAACTGTGCAGACATCTGCAACACGGACTGCATCTGAGCGATACGCTGTGTCTCAGAGAAGATGTGAGGGTCAGAGACAGGGATCACATCGCTGTTGCGCTTGAAGTCTTCGCGCTTAACCTCAAGGTCAGCGACTACATCACCGCGCTTTTGCTCGTCCAAGTACCAGCGGTTGAGGCGACCAACGATTTGCAACACACGGCGCTGGCTTTCATGCAAGCGGGCATGGATGGCGGAGAACACTGCGGCTCCCTGCTCGATCAATGCCTGCGTTGTGCCCACTGGCATATTGCTGTTCGCGTCTGCGATCTTCTCTTCTGCGGTGGTGACCACGCCTTTGGCGGCTGTGGTGATCCAGCCCAACAACTCAAACAACACAGGGCTGGGTGGGTTAAATGGCATTGGCATCGCAATCTTGCGGATGTCGTCCACACCAACGGCGGATTCCACCTCGGTGACCTGCGTGACTTCGATCTGCTGACTAGCGCCAGAAATACGCGCACCTTTCAATTTCAGCATCGTGGCGGAGTTGTTGATGTGTGCAGTGTCCAGCAAGGCCCGTAGAGCGCCCGTCAAGGCGGCGGATAGACCTCCGATGAGGTGAGGTAGCCCTATGGCATACGCGCCCCTCCAAGGGATGAATTTGAACTCGACCAGCCAGTCGAGCTTGGTCATGGTGCTGTCGCCTTCTTCCCAGTTGCGGTAGATGCCAAGCACTTTGTTCTCAAGCTCGTCGATCATCAGGATGTAGGGCGCGGTCTCACCATTGGTGTATGTGTCGTCATCGATGTTTAGCCAAGTGTAGATGTGGTACACACGGCGCAGGCCATCTTCATTGTCGCTGTACTCTTTGCCTTCGATCTTGTCGTTGGCCTTCTCAGCTTTGGTCTGCTCTGGCTCGTCCGTAGCACGGATGAAGCTGATGTCGCGGTATAGGCCACGGTCAATGCGCTGTTGCATTTCCCAGCCAGTGATGTCTTGCTGTTCTGTCACGCGCTGGGCGGTGTAGAAGTTCACAGCAGAGAAGGGCAGGATCATGTTGTCGATAGGCACAAACTCAGCGCAGGGGCGGCGCTTGGTGTCGTCGTACCAAATCTTCATAAACTGTGAGCCACCCAAAGGCAACTGCGTCAGCAACTGCTCTTGCTCGTCGCGGAACTCCTCGATCTGCTCAGTCAACTGCCAGTTCATGTAGTCGCGCTTGCGCTCGGCTGTGCTGGTTTTCTCCTCAGTCACCTCGCCAAGCACCTTGGTGCGGACGGGGCCATCAGGGGGGAACATCTCTTTGATGGCGCGGGAGGCAAAGTCCACGCAGGCTTCAGCCATGATAGGGTGGACAACCTTGCTGGCTCCGAAGAAGTTAGCACCACCGGGGGCATCATCCCCCAAGCCCGTGCGCTTCAGCCCTTCTTCGTATTGCTTGTCGCGCTTCTCGCGGGCCTCCTTGTCCTTGTCAATCAAGTCAAGGTAGCGCATTCCGATCTTCTCCATGTCGTAGAGGTTCATGGTCTCCGCGAGGTTGGAGTAGAAGTCTGTGTCTTCCGTCGGGCCTTTGAAGTCTTGCAAGTTGACGATAGCCGAGCCGTCGTCAAGCTCCTCTACGTCGAGTTCCTCTTCTGGGATGTCAGCAATAGCACCACCATCGTCGGTCATCTTCAAGCCGTCGATAAATCGCTCGGCATTTGGATCAATTGGAAATTGTGTTGCCATAGTTATCTCATCAAGGTTAAGCCGCCGTGTGCCTTCTTAGCGTTCTGCTTGGCTTTCCACTGCTCAAACGTAGGCATATCACGGGTGTACTTGCTATCCATCTCAGCATCGTACTTCTTTTGTAAGTCAGAACTAGATTTCATCTCTGGGCGCATCTCGCGCATCTTGGCAAGCGCCTGCTCCTTGGGAGTCATGTCGCCAACCATCTCGATGCTCATGCCCACAGGCAGGTTCTTAGGCAGGGCGTTGAGGCCACCCTTGATGGCGGAGCCAGCCTTCTGGATCAGCTTGGGAGCCTCCATCATGCCCTTGACCATACCAGTGGGTGACGCGATCCCAAGCAAGGTCTCAGAGATAGGGCGCTCCTCTTCAGTGGTCACGCCGTACTTTTTCATCAAGTCTTTAACGTGTTCAGAACCAGCGAATGGCTTTTCACTCGCTAACCGAGTCGGTTTTCCCATCATGCCAGTTACAGCGTCCACACCCATCAGTCCCATGTTCATCAGGTCAACGCCTGCGCTGATGGGGTTGTTGGCAACCACGCCACGATAGATCACATCAGAGATAGAGCGGGGCTTCTTGTAGGACTCGGCCTCTTCCTTGGTAGCGTCCATCACCACCTCTGGCATAGCCGCCATTATTTCTCTTGCGGTAGGCTCATCTGATGAGCCACCCTTTGCCAAATGTCTAAGTGAGCGAACCTTGGGGATGTGCTTGCTGTCAACCCAAGCGTAGCCACCCTCCTTCATCTTGCGGTTGAATACCTTGTGCCAGTGCGGCTCCTCAACCTTGCCACCGTCCTTGCGGAGGAAGCCTTCGCCAGTGACGAGGTCGTTCATAACCTTGGTGGGTGACTGGCCTGTCTGCTCGGCTGTGCGTTTGATCAGGCGCTCAAGGTTGTCCACATAATTTTCTGGCTTGGTCTTGAGCGCGGTCACATCAGCGGAGCCGTACCAGCCTAGAGCCTGCGCTTCTGCGGGTTTAACGCCGTGGCGTTTGGCACCACGTTGCCACAAGTCCTCGAAGCCTGCGTATTCGGAGCCAGAGGGCGCGGCCTCCCAGAACCCGGGGCGCTGTTGCGCTTCACGCATGGACATCTCGCCAGTGTCAAACATCTCACGAGGCTTGTATGAGTTGATCACCTTGCCAGTCTCATCCTTCTCGACGAGCTTGGATGTCAGCCAGCGCGGATCACCACGCTCAATGATCGGGCCACGCACTGCATTCACATCCACCGTCACTGGTTGGAGGTTACCAAGCAAGTTTTCATAGAACGTGCCGAGCTTCTTGTTTGGTGGCAGTGCCTCGCCAATTTTTCCCTGACCAATCATCACAGCGCGGTTGAAGATGTCACCCTGCGCCAGCGATCCATAGCCTGTGGGCAACTCAACAAGTTGACGGCCTTCAGCTAGTGAGGGGTCTTCCTTGAGCGCCTTCTTGAGCTTGTTGGTCAGCAGGAGCGAGTTCTCTGGCAGTTGGCCTGTCTCACTCAGGTGGTACAGGTATGAACCCATCTGGTTCTGCTTGTCCACAGGGTTGCGCTGGCTGGCGCTTGCCAACTGGGCCATCAGCGACTCGAACTGTTCTGGGGTGCGGCCTGCATCCATTGCCACTTGGCGGAATGGTTCAGTGCCATACCACTCAGTCATGTTGAGGTCTTTGCCCTTGTTGATCAGCTTGTCCACCTTCTTGCGAGCGGTTGGGCTGTCAAGCAGGTCTTGCATACGCTCGGTGTACTTGGGCGACTTGTTTGCGGCGCGGGCGGCATCAACCTTGGGCATACGAGGCAGGTCTTTTTGCTCGCGTGGTGTGTACATACCTTGGTCACGGGGCATCAGAGGCAATCCTGTGCCGCTGGGCGTGGTCATTGGCGGAGTCTGGCTTGCCAGCACCTCTTCAATCTTGGAACTTTCTGCGGCGGCTTTGCGGGCCTTTGCAATCTCTTTGGCTTTGTTGATGACGGATAGTCCGCCCTCTACGATGTCGCCTACTCTTCCTGCTTTAGCCATGTGTCTTACTCCTCCGCCAGTAGCGTAGTCAAAGTCTTCGATCTTGCCATACTTGGGATTTTTGCCCAGTACCAGCGGCCCGATCTGAATCACCTCTTCAGCGCCAGTGATTGGTTCCATCGTGTGGCGGTCATAGAAGTACGAATGGCGTTCGGGATCCATTCCAATCTGTCGCCATTCAGGGTGATCCAAATACTCTTGGGCCTTGGCTACAGCCTCTTCCTCACTCAATGGATTCCATTCACCTTTAATTTTGGCATATGGGGCTTTTGCGCCACCTTGAGCGATTCGTTTGGACTCGTTCTGGCTGATGCCTAAGTTTGCGTTCTTGACGCTGGCTGTGGGGCCATAGGCGACCTTTTTTCCCACCTCGTCGTGGATTGAGTTTACCCACACGCCTTTGCCCGTGTACGCCGGGATGTCTAGACGCAGGCCCACCTTAGAGCCGGGTTCGTATTCTTCCTGTTTGCCGTATCGGGCTTTGGCGGCATCACCACGCAATGCGCCGATGGCCTCCTCAGACGTAGCAGGCTTGGGCACAAACGAGTACGGCGTGACGGGCTTGTACATATTCACAACGTCGTTGTACTCAGCCTTGGTGATCTCACCTTTGAGCAGTCTCTCAAGAGCGTCTGCCACCTCTGGCACTCGCTTGGTCACATCTTTGTAGTTCATGCTCAAGCGATCAACTTTGGGCGCGGCCTTTTCTGCTCTGGCAATCTCGGTGGCTTTGGTCAACGCACCAACTATTCCCTTAGTTACTTTTCCTGCGTCTGCCATATGTAGCACCCCGCCTTTCGCTTTGGTGATGTCTGATTCTGTTATGTCGTATGTACCACGGTTGCCAATGTCGGACTTAATCTTGCGAGGGTCAAACACGCCAATGTTTTTGGCTTTACCTTCAGAAGTGTAAAACGAATCAAAACCCAACTTCTCAATTGCATGAAGCATTTCTGGCGACTCAATCGCTTGAAAGTTTATCCCGGGATTGTCAAGCAAATGCTCCATGCTGACATCAGGCATTCGCTTGACATCTGGGTTGGCTTTATGCCAATCGTCGTATTGCTTCTGAAAAAACTGCGCCAGCATTTCGCGGTGTTCTGGATTCTCATAATCAAAAGGGCGCTCAATTTGGGCGCGGACAGGATAAACAGCGTACTGTCCTGCATCGTCTTCAGCCAGCTTGGTGCCACGTTTGGCAAAGTGATTTGCCATATCAGGATCAGGAGATAAAAAGACACCACGGTTGTAAGTCTCGTCACCCTTCTGACCCCACATATAACCCGATGGAACCTTCTTTCTTGGAGGTTGCTTGAACGCGCTTATGTCGCCCTGCCCTGTACCGTGATACAAACGACCTTGCTCTTTGCTTGGCTCAAGGAACCTTTGAAGGTTAGCTTCACGCTCGGAGGCGGCAATCTCTTTGGCCTTAGATAAAGCGCCAGTTATGCCTTTGCCAATTTTGCGGAAGTCAGCCATAGTTATATCGAGTAGGGGTTGACACGTTTGGTCTGCGTGTATTCCAGATAGTCGTCTTCGTCGTCATTATCCCTTGGTTCGGGATTGATGTCGAGCCACCCCATATCCTTTAATAACCGAATCGCTTGTGTCGCGCTATCGACGTAGTCGTCATGCGTCGAGTCAGGGAAGGAACACAACTGGGACAGGAAGCCTTCGCACCAGTCCTTCACATAACCCTTGCGGACGGACGACTCAGGCAACCAGACGCGCCCTGTGGTGAAGATGCTGGCGGTGATCTGGAGGCGTTGCATCTTGTCCGCCCGCCCCGGGTTATATCCCCTCACAGGCAAGTGCATCTGCCTCAGTTCTTGGATCAGACTGATGCCTGCGGCCTTGTCCTCCACAAGAATCAGGTCTGGCCTCTTGGCCTGCTTGCCCTCGCCGTATGACACGCGCCACTCCTCGATCACCTTGGGCTTGAGCAGAGGGAACGTCAGGTGTTCTGCCCAGCAGTCGATCAGCAGGACGGACATCGGGCCATCGAGGGGCTTGAAGATTCCCCATGTGGTCATGGCGGTTGGGTCGTTGTACTCCTTGTCACTGAAGGCGCAGTCATAGGACTGGATGATGTACTCGAACTGAGGGAAGGGCTTGCTGTGAGGCCACAGCTTGAACATATCGCGGTTGACCACCTTGCCATCTTCGAGGTCAACGATCTGGCCTAACACCTCCTGCTCGTACAGCTTACTGCCCTTGTACGACTCCAACTGCTTCTGGAAGGCTTTGTCGAGGTTCTTGGCGTTGTCGTATGTGCTGGCGCGGGAGACCACCACATCGTCGCCTTCCCTGCCTACCAGATCGAGGATCAAGTCCTTGGGGCGCGGGGTCGTGGTCACGATCACACGAGGGTGACTATGGGGCTTGTCGTCTGGCTTGATACGCAGGCCAAGCATCATGTTGTCCCAAGCCTCGTTTGGGCCAAGGTAGTTGAATGCCGCCAACTCATCACACCAGCAGAAGCTGGAGTTGATACCACGCAGGCGGTCGAAGGAGTCTGCTGACACACCCCTGATCTTGGAGCCGTTGGACAGTTTAATCAGGTGGTCTTGCTTGTTGTAGTCCACCACCAGTTCTTTTGGGATGCAGGCAAGCAGGCCGCTTGGCCCTTCATAGCAGGTGAACTTCAAGTCCCCGCTGGTAGGGGCCAGCACCACGCTCATCGTGTTTGGGTGAGTCCATGCCCACCACCATAGTGCTTCTGCCGCTGAACGAGTCTTGCCTGCACCTCGGCCTGCCAACATCAAAAACACCGTGTAATCTGTGTGCAGGTCTGGCGGTATCTGGTATGCGTGTGCTTGTGCTATCCACTGCGCGTGTGCAATGAAAGCGATTCGGTTATGTTCTGGCAGAGTCTCGAACTCAGCCATTGTCTGTTCATCGAACAGTTCAGCCAACACGCTTAGTCATCTCCATGTTGCGGATCACCTCAAGGAACTTGCTGGCTGTCGCGTCCTGCGTAGTGATGGGTGCCGCGCCCTCCACACCGTGCAGGCCGAGCTTGTCGCCGTACTTGGTTGGGTGGAACTTCGCCAACAGCTTGAGCCGTGTCTCGATTTGGAGCTTACGGTGACCGAGCATATCCTCGACCGTCGTGGTTGATCCCTCATCACTCATCACCTGCTTCTGACCGAACTGCGGCGTGTCAGCAATCAGCAGGCACTCCTCGGCGATGGCATCGTAGCCAATATCGCGGGCGCGCGCGATGGATGCGGAAAGAGCCTCATCTTTGCCCATCCAATCGTAAACCGTTCTCCACGCAGGAAACCCAGCGTTGTCTCTGCATATCTTCCTAAGTGGTATTCCCTCACTGAGTTGCTCACATATCACACGAGCAATAGCAGGATCGTATTTACTTGGTCTGCCAGTTTTAGCGGGCGTAGAAGCCTTCGTGGCCTTTGCGGCTACCTTGGCCTTCCCAATGGCTTTTGCGGCCTCCTGTGCCGCTCTTGCGTTCTTTGCGGGCCTCTTTGGCCCCTTCGGTGTTTCTGGCATGACCCATATTCCCCATAGTGTCGAATTGATCGCAGTGTAATCGATTCGCTTATGGTTCGCCAATAGGTTGCTGGTGTCCTGCCTTGAACTTTATCGCAGGTTGACGGTCTCAGGCTTTCGCCACACCAACACGGCTGGGGACTGTGAAAGCCACGGCAGGCCGAACCCACACAACTGACCCTCTATCCCTGCACAGAAGTGGGAGTGCAGTCCCACCAATCCCCATGCGTGATGGCTCTCGGCTTTTGGGGCCGAGAAACCCATTCGGTTTTACTTCGCTTTCGGTTCGCTACACAACCCAATTGTGATTGTGCGAGGGCTTTGTTGCAGGCATTCCTCTTCAGTCAAAACAAAGTCTGGTGCCCACATCATCAAAACCAAAATCAGTATGAACATTATACCAATTGTGATCTTCTGAATCAAGGTCTCTTCCTGTACCTGTTGGCTTGGAAGGTCTTTCATCATGTCGTCGATCTCCTGCTTGTTCATGCTGTCACCTCTTTCGCCAAGATGGCTTGCAAGCCAGCCAATAGCTTCTCTGCTTCGGCACGAGTCAGCACTGTACTCATGCTACCGTTGCGGCCTTGCAGGTGCATCCACGCACCACCGTCGTCCCACTCGGAGACCGACACGCGCACACCATGCTCGGTGTTGATACTTGTTTCAATTTCTTCTTTCATAATCGACTCGCTTTCGTTTGGTTATTGATTCGCTTGTGCAAGCAATGAGGCCAGATGTTCTGGGGAACCTTCGCGGTATACGCCACCGACGTATGCGTAGTAGCGCACACCCTTGGCGCTGAACAACACGCCTACTGCTGGGTGCAGGTCAGTGCGTGGTGTGAACTTGGCGCGGCGGGCATCTTCTTTGGCCCAACGCACGGCCTCTGCATCGCGCTCGTTGCGCTTCTGGGCCATTACGTCTGAGAGATATTGGAGCTTTGACATTTTGATTTCCTTCGCTGTTGATTAACGGTTTACAAAAGCCTCGCGGCGCTCAGAGATTGGCTGGGCCAACTTCAATGCGCCTTCAAGAGTTGTTGACGATGTTAAGATTTCAAGAGTCTGTGCGCTTTTAACTGTGAACTTGCGAACGCGATTTTTGTAACCCCAACGACCGACATGGATACCGTTGTCGTAGTCAACATAAACGCTTGCACAGCGAATTTTCTTGTCGCGGCAAAACTCCAACCATTCTTTGACCAAAGCCTGTTGCTCTGGGGTGATTGATTCAGACTTCTTTGCGGCTTGTGTAGAGATGATGATCATTTCGCTATTCCTTCACTGTTGGACGACTGCGGGATTGCTGTCGTTGGTGTAATTGTAACTTAAACGTGTGGGCCTGCAATAAGGTTGACAAATTATTTTCTAGGTGCTTTCCCTAGTATGCATTGGCATCCTCGACCACCTGTTTGAAGTCGGCCTTGGCCTCCTCGATCAGGTACTCCATGTCCTCCTCTGAAATCTTGGCTGTGATGTCCACGCCTTGGGCATCAAACACAAACACTTCAAACTCCTCGGCGTAGTCGGGTTCATAGGGATAGTTGCGCTCCTCTGGGGTGTAGTCGTACCCCACGGTCACGGGCACCGTAGTTTCGCCCTCGTCGAATGACACGGCACTCTCGAAGGTGTAGTCCATTTGATTGATTTTCATTTCGCTTTCCTTTCGCTTTTGATTCGGTTACGGGGGCCGTAGCCCCCTTGGTTTATTGCTTGGCCCAATACCCGTACACCATGCGCTCGGTGCAGTCCCACGCATCGTTTGCCACACCGTCAATCACTGCCACAAAGTGACGGGCCTGCTTGGCAATGACCACGCCTGTGAGGTCACTGCAACGCGCCTTGCGGCCTGCAAACTGTGGTGCCTTCATCCACACAAAACCATAACGCTTTAACACCTCGGTGTAGACATCTTTCATTACACCGTTACGGGCAGACTTTGCGCGACCGTTGTCGGCGTTGGCTTGGGCCAGTTCCTTATACACGGCGCTGTAGTCAAGGCCCAGTGCGATTGCCATTGCACGAGCGCCACAGTCACCTGCTACACCCTTAAAGCCTGCGGCCTTACGGCCTCCATCGTTGTACTGATATTTCATTTCGCTTTCCTTCGCTTTTAACTGACTATGCGATATTGCTGTGTCAGTGATGTTAGTATAACACCAACTTAAACGATGTCAACGACTTTATTAAATTATTTTCTAGGTACTTTCCCTAGTGTCTGGTTTGCCTTCCATCTTGAGGTGGGCCAACAGGCGGTACAACACTTCGGTTTTAATCCTGCGCGTCATGGCATCGTGACTGGCCTGCGGCTGGCGCTCAACCTCGGCAAACTTTTCGACCTCGTTCAAAACGTAGCCGTAGCCTGCGTCAAAGCCTTTGATGTATTCGGACATGGTGGTCTCGCTCATTGTGTTCCCCTTACCAGTTTGCGTATTTTTTGAATGCTCGAGTGTATTGAGCGCGATTCTTAAATGGCCCGTGCATGATGCAGTAATGCAAAAACGCCTTGTCCATAAAAAAGCCCTGCGCCTTCTCATCGCCTGAGTTACCCAGTTCTGCGTAGGTCTCGCCGTTGTAGTGGTCACGCAGTACAAACTTGACCTTGGGCCACACAAACTTGCCGTCGTCGTACTCCAACACATTCTCACCACCGACGCGACCGTAGCCATCGTATGAACCCTCAAACTTGCGACCGTCTGGCATCAAGGCCACGACAAGGTTAAGCCGGGGAATGCCCAGTGCGTCAACCACTACGGGCAGGTGCGTTTTCGCACAGGTTTTAGAAAAGAATCCCATTGTTATCTCCTTCGCTGTTAAGCCCCCGAAGGGGCGTTTGGTTTACTTGCTGGTGACCTTGACTGAGAACACGGCGCTGACCTTGGTGAAGGCGGCATATGCCTCGGCTCCATGTACTTTGATAAATGCGTCCTTATCGAACACAGAGCGGTTGCTCTCGATGTAGGTGGCCTTGAAGAGCGCACCCTCGACAACCTTTGCGCCGCCCTTGCTGGCGCTGTCCTTGATGTCGTCCTTGATGGCATCAGCCTGCTTGGTCAGATCAGCGATCTGTGCCAAAAGTGTGCCGAGTGTGTCTACTGCTGTGAAGTTGATGTCGTTGTTCATTTCGCTGTTCCTTCGCTTTACTGCCTTACAGGGATTGCTTGGTCAGTGCTTGTAGTTTAAGGCCAAATTAAACGTAGTCAACAACTTTTTGAAAATATTTTCTAAGGAAAACCCTAATATGTCGCTATTTAGCAACAATGTCCTCTTCAGCCATCTTGCAGAAGATTGAGCATTCGATGTCGGGTTCCTGCGGGTAGTTCCCGTCGGTGGGCTTGAGTTCATCAAGGTAGCGGTCTTTGAAAATAGTCTGCTTCTTAAACCGCTCCAGCTTTGCCATGCGCTCAAACGCGGCAGGGAAGTCCTCTCGAATCTTGTTCCAGTAGCCCATCCCTCCCTTGACGCATCCAATGCAGTTGTTGTTGAGGTAACCCAGCTTGTACATCTCTGGCAACTCGATGCCTGCGTTCTGGAGCATTGCCAAGCAATCCACCTTGTTCAACCCCTTGTCAATCAGTGGCACCCACACATCCACATCGTTGTTAGCATCAATGAATCGGTCATACCGTTGCTCCTCCTCGGCGGTATACCCAAACACCTGACGGTCGCCCACCTGCTCAAACCTCTGGCGAACCTGCTTCTTCAACACGCGAGTGCATGGAGCCGCGCCCCTGATGTTCATCGCGCTGGTCTTGAATGTCTCGTATATTGAACGCTTGTAGTGGTCGTTACCCAGAATGACAATCTCTTGCCCAAACCACTTCTCGCACTCTGCAAGGAATCGTTTGTTGTCGGGATGCTCCTCGATCACTTCGGTGTACGCAATCACCAGCGGCAACCTGCCAGCGTTCTCAGCAATTGCCAGCTTGGTGGCGACGGCGCTCGCGGCCCCACAGCTAAACCAGCACACAATTCTTTTGGTCATGCTTCTACTCCTAACAGTTCTAATGTTTCTTTTAATAAATCGGCCTCGTCGTACCCGTAGTGCTTCTCAAAGCCCTTGGTGCCTAGCCCGTGCAGGCCCGTAGAGCCGCGATGATGCTCTGGGCATAGCGGTATGACCGCCATGTGGCTAGAACGCCCCCAGCCCCCCGCCAATCGCCTTGGATGGTGTAGTTCTGCTGGGGTGCCGGGGTAACCCATCCTGCGGCAGACGGCACAACCCAAATCAGCCACCGCATTCATATGCTTTTTTTCTTTGAGTGTGGTCATTCGTCATCCTTGCTCAACATCATTTGCGCAATTTGCATTGCAAAGTCAATGCTCTGATTGGTATCGTCACTCAATCTGACATTCAACAGCAACCCTTGCTCATTTTTCAAATTGGATATGGCAATCAACAAGGCTTCAGCAAAACCTGCTTCGGTTGTTTTATCAAGCCCATCAATCAAACTTTGTACAAAATTTTTCATTGCTTTCCCTTTGTAAATCCTGCACGGTTTTTTAAGTCATGGCAGGTTTGGCATCGCCACTGAGGAGCGCCCTTGCTGGTTCGCACTTGCTTGTCTGCTGGTCGCAGGCGGCACACCTGACAGGTCTTTGCTTTATCGGTCATCGCTTCATGCTCCTAACGTATATCGCGAACGAGGCAACGGTATCTCCGCCGTTTCGCATCTTGTCAAACGCCGTGGCTATTTCCTCAAGTACCACGTTGCGGGCCATGTTCTCTTCATCACTCAGTTGACGCTGAACGATCTGTCGCTTGCGCCAGCCTAGCGCCTTCTCCATCTCCTCGAATGCCTCGTCTTCTGGTGTCTTCATTGGGTTGCTCATTGTGTGGCCTTCCCTTCTGCTCGGTTGTTAGCCTGCTGTGTGCGCCAAATTTCTACGACGGCCTGCGCGGCAATTAAATCCCAACGCAATTTCTCCTCCGCTTCCACGGCTTCTTGCAATCCTTTGAGCAATGCTTGGTACTCTGGGTGTGCATATGCATCACGCTCTTGCGCGGTGATTGCAGTTTCGGTTGATCTCTTTTGCAAAATTGCCTTGAGGGACTTGCGATACTCTTCGATGTATACGCGCTCTGCCTTCGCTTTTGCAAAGGTCTTGCCGTTAGTCAAGATGTAATCAATAGCTTTGTTTGGGTCTCGTTCTTCAATCATTTTTATTCCTTTGAGGGTTGCACATCAAATAAAAAATTGTCAGCAAAATCATGCACACCCAACACAGTGCGCCAGTGATTGCAAATGTCATCACGATGATGTTCCAAATGTCAAACATTGCGATACTCCTTCTCTTCAATCATTGCTTCTGCAAAGTCATAAGCTGAACGCGCAATGTCTTGAGGCAAAGCGCCCTTACCTGCTTTGCTCAAAATTGACATCAGCGCAAACAACGCAAAGATGTCGATCAGTTCTGGTTCTTGTCTCATTCGATCTCCTCAATTTTAATTTTCAACATCCCACCCAAATCGGGTGCCCAGTAAATTCTCAAGTCAACGATCTGGGAGTCGTCTTCGTATACACCTGCGTGAGCCAGCCCATCGAGCGTGGCCTTCAGCAGGTTGTCAAGATCGCGGCGGCGCTTGTCTGGCCTCCATGCCTCAATGACCACACGCAGTGGCCCCTTGAAGTGTTTAGCCATCTTTTGTAGTGTCATCTGATCGCCGACGGTCTCACGGTACTCGCGCCCTCTGGCGCTGATGATCATGCGACCATCGAAGTTGCGCCAATAGGTGTTGACCGATGGAGGCCAAGGCAATGTGATCTCAATCATCCTTGACCTTCATGCGGTTGAGAATGGCCTCATAAACACCTTGCCTAGGAGAGCCGTTAGAGTTCCAATCACGCGCCATCTCAGCGCAGGCTTGGCGCTCAATTCCAATTGCCTGCTTGGTGGTCTGAATTGCTATTGCCATGATCTCGGCCTTCGCCTCCCTCAGTGCCGCATCAAACTCAGTCTGTGTGAATAACTTCATGGCCCCAGAATTGCCAAGTAGTTGCCTTGCTAAAGGGCTTAGTTCAGCGTCTTGCTTTGTCATTTCCATTCTCCTGTGTTACCTCGATTACCTTTTGTCCACTGGTCTCTAACGTCTGCCTCAAGGCGTGACTTGGGATGAAGTTCGTTCCATCCCTTGTGACGCTTCCCAAGGTGGTCAACGTAACCATTGAGCCAGCGGTACGCGCTATCGCGATCTTGAATACGCATCTTGATGATTCCCCGAACGAGACAGCGGTGACGATGCTCATCTTCTCCTTCGCCCTCCTTGCCATAATTCAAAATCTCCCTCCATTGTCAAAAGACATGGGTACGCTGTTGTCGTATTCCATGAACTGCTGGCTGTCTTTGTTGTACCAAAGCGAATACCAATCCTCCGCTTCGCCATTGCGTTGCTTCTCGCACATCATCATGGCATCAGGGATCAATGCATCCACTGGGCCAGACTGTGCATCGTGTTCTTTTTTCTTGTTGCGCCACACAAGCAAAACATTGTCCACTTGGTCGCTAATGGAACCAGAGCCTTTGAGGTCTGACTTGCTTGGCTTGACCTCTTCGTTTGCGAGCTTGCGGATGTGGTGAACCAGATGGATGTGGACGTTGTGGTCACGCGCCAGCGCGGTCAACTCATCTACAAAATACTTCTGCGCGTTGTAGTCGTCTTCACCAGCCACGCACTTCATCAGCGAATCAATGAAGATGTGCTGAACACCTAACTCCATCGCGCTATATCGGGCCACAGCAATCACCTGCTGGCTGGTCACCGTGCCTTGCTGGTCATACAGCCACAGCTTGTTGTAGTTGTAAAGCTGAAACCGATCCAGCAAGTTCTTGATGTAGGTCTCTTTGTTGGTGTAGCGTGGTGCATCAATATTCTCACCAGCAAACTGGCGGAGCATTCGGTACAGGGTGCGCTTGGGTTTCATCTCAAACGAAGCAATCATCACCTTCTGGTCTTGCTTAATCAGGCCCATTGCAATCATGCCTGTGATCATGCTCTTGCCGCCACCGTTGCCACCTGCATACACGGTCACCTCGCCTGCGCGAAACTGAAACCCTGCGTGTGTCTTTGTCCAAGGCATCGTCTGCGATACCTGTGTCTCTGGGGTCATCAGGTCGATTCGCATCTCCTCAATGAAACCCTCTGCATCGCGCACCTTCTGTGCTACATCGTTGGCCTTGAGGTACTTCTCAAAGTCCACTTGATCTGGCCTGATGATGCGGATTTTCCGCGCCTCATCTAGGTCTTTTGCTCGCTGTTGAATGTTAGACATTTGCATATTGGATTACCTCTTCTATTCGCTGTTGTGCCGTTTCTAAACGGGCCATATCTTCTTCGCTTAACTTCTTGCCACGCCTCATGTCGTAAGCCGCAATCATCACGACGAGACACTCGAACGATGCAATTCGCAGTAGATCGCTTGCGTAGAACGCAGGCTTCAGTGGTTTGTTCACTTGCGTGTGATCCAGCCGCTCGTCGCGTTCTGGGAACAGGTCAGTCATGTCCATGCCTACCGCGCCCAGCACGGTGTGAACATCACAGCCACCAAAGCAATGCACCAGCACCCGACCGTCGTCCGCTTCACGCACTGACAACGATGGCGACTTGTCCTCGTGTGCAGGACAGCAGGCCGTCCATGTACCGTTGCGCCCCTTAACCTTCGACAAC